TCGTGGTCCTTAGAATGACAAAGTTGACGAATTTCTTGATCCGAATAACCTTCTTTGACTTTTTTAATCTTTTTCATGGGGTCTGGTTTCCCTTCTCCTTTTTGTTGTGCGTCACCAGATATTTCTTTTGATTTATCCGCCGCAACATCTGTTGGGGAATCTGGGTCATCTGGTTCTACAACGGGATCACCACCATCTTGCATTTCGTCAGATTGAGGTGGGCCCACTTTTTTAACTTTCTTTATTGGTTCTGCTGCAACAGACCCCTTTGTAGGAGCATCATGAGCGGCTTCTTCGAGTTCTGCAAGAACCTCCGCTTCGAGCTCTTCAATTGTTTGGTCTAATTCAGACATAGGAAGTCTCCTTTTTTGTTAAATATATTTATAAATTATAATTTCTTGAGGAACTTAGCAAAAGCTAAAGCAGCTTCATTCGCTTGTCTTCGACGCTTCTTAGCATCAAAACTTCTTTTTACCTCCGCAACGTGGGCTTCAATTAAAGAACCGTGATTCCAAACCCACTCTTTACCCTCCATAATACCCTGCACAAACGCACTAGGTGCAGAAGGATCGGCAACAATATCCGCTGCTGCCGCAAGGTAAAAATCGTTTCTCACATACTTGGCACCGTCCCTCTCGTCCAAGCTTCCCATACCTCTAGACGATACTCCTAATTTGGTTCCTTCGTCCATCAAAGTCTTGACGATTTTCCCCATTGGAGTATCTAAGATTCGAGCTTCACCCATTATATTCTTACCGTCTGGATATAATTCGGTAACAAGATGTGAAACTCTCTCCAAATTTACTGTTGGGCCTTCTGGATGTCCCAACTCTCCATATGCTCTGTTCTCATTAACAAATTTTCTGTTATAGTTCTTAACTTCATTTGTCAATACTTGCATCGGATACACTCTACCATTTCGGTTTTTGATATCCCCTTGCATAAAAACACCACGAATCTTATAACTTTTGTTACCATCTTTTTCCTCGGTGATGTACTCTACGTTTTCAATTGCTTCTGCTATAAGTTTCATGGTTATCCCCTATGCGCCTGGATGTCCTTGTGTGACTTCTTCGATATAAACAGCACCATCACTACTAGCGGTTTCGTTAATTACTGAAATACGATAACCAGTAGGATCGTGATCAAAAACTAAATATGAACCATCGTCATATTCAGCACCAACTGTTCCTTCTTCCAACAAAATTTGGCTTCCCGCATCCGTAGAACTATCATCTGTCCCATTTAAAGTTACAGGTGACTCAACAGCAGAACGAGGCCTTACTGAAGGCACTACAGTTGTTGATGTTCCTGCTTTTAAGTAAAATCCATTTGAACTGGTTACTGTGGAATAGTCTTCAGAAATAAGAAAAAAAACATCTTGACCGCCAAACTCTGTAACTCTAAAAGATGTTGACATACTAAGTTTACCAATATCTACATCATGAGCAGCGTCATCGCCAAGTGTTGCAGCTGAAATTGTACCAGCATTTCTTAAAGTTTTAAATGACATATTCTACTCCTATATGTTTAACATTTCTCTTTCAAAATACTTCATAAGCTCTTTTTCGGGAACTCTGAATTTTTTTGATACTTCTTTTATAGTTTTTTCAAAAGTATTTAGGAAATCTGAAGGTTTAGCATCCATAATTTTAAAGATAGAATCCACTGCATTTCTCATTTTTGGAGACAATTTTTTGTATTCTGTTGATTTTTTGTGTTCATCTTTCTCAAAAACTGTGTTTTGATAAAGTTCCTCAATCCTCTTCATTTTTTGTCCCTTGATTTACAAAAGCGCCTGCTAACTCTTGACGTTTAATTTCTAAAGCTTTACCGACCTTATCAACCATAGAGTTACTAAAGTGTGCTTCAGCTTCTAAGTTCTCACCTGACGCAATACTATCAATAATATTTCTAGACATTTATTTCTCCTAATCATCTTCTACTTCTTGACCATCATATTTTGCGATATCATCTGCCGGTAATACTTCACCACCTTGTGATGGGTATCGTGTAATGCCATCCGTGCTTTGTGGAATATCAACACCACCATCCTCTGGGTCAAGACCAGCTTCTTTGTTAATCTGTCTTTGCATCTCATCAATTTCGTTGTCTGTCATACGCAACACCTTTTTCATCACATACTCTTTACTGAAGAATGTGCCGATGTATGACTCAATCGTTCCCAAGTTGTTCATTCTCTCATTCAGAAGTTCAGAGTCTTTCAATTCTGCGAAGTGACCGTCTGCCAAGAAGTCATACTGAATATGCTCTTGCATCAACTTCCAATCGTCCAACGATATAACATTTTTCAACAACAACTGTGTTTTTAGAATGTCAGTGAAGAGCGGTGTAAACTTCTTTCGTATTCTCTGAACAAACTTGGTAAACTTTAACTCGTCTCTTGTAATCTCTGTGGCTCTACCCAAACTAAAGTTTGACTCTGCCTCTAGTCTTGAGATAGGGACATTCAATGACCTAAACAGTTTTCTCTGAAAATAAACAATATCATCAATCTCACCTAGATTTTGACCACCCGGCAATGTTGTAATCTCTGTTCCTCTACCACCTTCTCTTCGTGGGAGCCAGAAGTCTTCCAACATACTCATGTGATTTCTGTCATCTCGTATTTCACCAGTTGACGCATCATACACTAACTTGTTACGATAACGGTTCATCACATCTTTGAGATATTGTTCTGCTTTTATCTTTGGTAGATTACCGACATCAATGTAAAAAATTCTTCGTTCTGGGGCCCTTGATATACGATATATTACCAGAGAGTCTTCAATCATTCTCAACTGATTGACAGGCTTAATTGCTTTCTGTAAATAAGATAAAACTCTACCAGAGTTACCATCAATCAAACCAGATGGAACATAAGTGATGGCATCAGATGTTATCTTGATACCTTGGTTTGGACCATGCACACTATGACCAGCATGTTCTATGCCTTTATCGCTGTACATATAAAATTCTTCTATTTTTTTTATGAAGTCCACGCCTGTTTTAGGGTCTTTATCTTTTTTTACTTGACGAACTTTCTTTATTTTAGTCGGGTCAATATATCTAACTTCTGCTATTCCATTTTTAGGAGCTTTAGAATTGATAATTTTATGAAAGTAAATTCTACCATCAACATACCATCTACGAAAAAGGTCATGACCCTTTTCCTCAAATCTTAAAAGTCTCAAAACCTCTTCAAACTCTTCTCTAATTTTTCTTTTGATTCTATCTGGGTATGGTAGGTGATCTAAAACAATTTGAACTGAAATATCACTTTCATTAGATACGATACCCTCGTTAACAATGTCTTCAATCGCAGTATCACATTCTGCTTGCTGTGCTATATCACGATATCGTCTAATTAAGTCAATGTCAGCTCTGTCTCGACCATCTGTGTCAAGAACAGAACTGTAAAATCCACCGCCTGGAATATCAAGGGTGCCGTCATCAGAGGAAGGACTTGTAAAAGATACAATGTCCTCCTCCTCTTTTTTTCTACTAATTTTGAATCCAAAAAGTTCAGCCATAATAACTCCTACTAATTCTTATATTTAGTAGGTTAAGAATTAGAAGTTTACGCCAGAAGCCTCAAAGTGTTGATATCTCCAAGTAACTTCAAACTCTTCAATCGCATCTGCCGTATCAGATGTCAAGTCAATCTGTGCGACAGTTGTTGGCCATGCACTTCTGAAAATGTATGTTTTAAGAATCGTATCATCTCTATCTAACTGTTCAACCTGTAAATCAGTTTGATAGTCTGCGAGAGCACTTGTTCCTGTGCCATCGGCAAGATCATTAATACCATTCATCCACAATTCCATTGCGTTACGAATCATGAAGTCCGTATCATTCAAGAAAGTTGTAGACCAAGTTTCCTCAAAGGTTCTGTCACCGGCGATATAAATCTGTCTACCCCTAAACGGAACCACAATTTCACCTAAAGTTTGGCCTGGAAGATTAGACCCTCTTACGAGAAATGACGTTCTACGAACATCTAACCCGATAGCAATTCCCGCTGGTGGCGTGATGGTAACTCTGAATTGGTTTGCTCGAGCTCCCCCACCAAGTAAATTTGCTTTAAAATCATCTATTGCTGCCATGTGAAGTTACTCCTTAAAATTGTCCTACGACCTCACTAAACTCAACACCTGTGCGAACCGCAACAAAGTTAAGAGTAATGAAGTTGATTGATCTGGCTGGTTTGATAAAGATGTCACCAATAAACTCATTTCGGTCTATAACCTCACCAGTGTTATTCGTATCATCACAAACCACTCTAAAGTCAAATATACCTCTTCGGCCTTGAATTTCTCTCAAGAACGGTTCAATAAGATTTCTGAACTGAGCCCTAGTAAATTCATCGTTGAACTCAAAGAGAGAAAACTTAGCAGCAGTTGAGATTGCATCTTCAAGTAGTAAGAATAATCTTCTCACGTTAATCCTGTCAAACGCACTTGGTTTAGCAAGGGCAGTTTTATCACCGAAGAGAACCACACCTTGGCCTGGAAAGTCAACCACTGGGTTAACTCTTGCCCGATAAAGTCTGTCTCTCTCAGATTTTTTAGGATTGTAAGAAAGTTTAATCGCACCCCTCACATTACCTCTGTTAAATCCAGCGGGTGAGAAGAATGTGTCTGCAACTTGGTCAGTGAAAGCACAAAGACCAGCAGTATCACCATTCATTGGCACAAATCTAAACACATCATTGTACTTATCATACATTTGTTTGTAAGAACTATCGAAGACAACAAATGAGGATGAGGGACACAAGTCAAATGCATCTATCACGTTGTCTGTTGCGGTGGTTGAACTCGAAACTCCAACCGTTGCTGACCTGTGCGGTGATACAAACGCAACACAGTCCCGTCTTGTTTCAACAAGAGCAGTTAACATAGTGGCGTGTGTGTCTTGTGTGGCTGCACTGTCACCAGCACCACCACCTCGACCACCAAGAACTAGGTTAACATCAACTGATTCTGTGTCTTCAAACTTTTCGTAAGCTGTTTCAAGTTCAGCAGCAGTCACCGCATAATCGTCAGTTCCATTTTTCAGATTAGTTGTGGTTGGTGTATCTAAAGCAGCGTATGAAGTTCCACCTACCTCAAGTTCAATTCTACCGTTTTCGTTTGATCTTCCGCTGTCTGTGCCATCAAGAACGATGTTGTCTCCGGCGTCTGTTCCAGCACCATCTGTTCCACCATCTTCTATGACTATCTGACTTGTCACACCAGTGAAGTCTGTCCCCCAGTTTGTTCCAGCTGTATTGTGGTCCATCCAGTAAACAAAACTAGACTGTCTGAAAATTTTGTCAGCGTAGTAGACACTATCGCCTTGAGGTGATTTTGCACTTGGGTTCTTAGAGAGGTTTGCGAATGTTTCTAAAACAGCGTTTGTTCTATTACCATCACTCTCTACAGAAAATCCACTTATTTCTCCAAGTTGGTCGTAGACAACAATGTGAATTTCATCTTGCGTGCCTCTTTTATTTTGTGTTGCATACGTTGATGTGCCAGGCGCACCATCAAACAAATCATAAAATCTCCAACGGCGTCTAATGTTTGTTGCAGTTGCGATTGTGCTTTGAAGACCGGCACCATTTGGGTCATCTTTCAATTTAATTGTAATCGTGGAAGCATTTGCTGCTGTTACTTGATATTCAAACCCTAGTGCTTCACCAAAGTTAACAATATCATGAATTGTGAAAACTGTTCCATCAGTCACACTAATGACAGTTTGACCCAGAGCTTCCTCAGCACTTGTCGTTGTTACTGCTGTCTCTTCATATGCCGTTGCGTTAGCACAAATCGAAACACCTAATGAGTTACCGTGTGTTCCAGCAGTTCTCGCTGCCCACTCACCAACAGAAGCTTGACCATCTTTAAATGATGATTCATAGTGGTCATCATCACGAATGATGAATGATGTTCCAGATGCGATAGCATTAGTTACACCAGACTCAGCACGAACTACTTTTAATTGGTCTGAATACTGAAGAAAGTTAGCAGCAGTAAAGAATGTTTCAAACTGATTACCAGTATTTTGAGGTTTACCAAAAATCTTTACTAAATCGTCCTCTGTACCAAGAGTTACGATTGAACCAACTGGGCCCTTTTCAAAGGCACCAGCAATAGCACCAATAGATGTTGACACTGATGGGACGATTGTTGTAAGATCAATTTCTTTTACGAGAACGCCCGGAGACTTTAAAAAACTCATCTCTTTACTCCTTTACCGAAGTCTTGTTGTGGTATTTTAGAATATTTATAATATTTGATTTCCTAAAACATGTTGTTTATAAGTGTTATAACTTATAAATAATATTATGAATGAACACTATAAAAAATATAAAGAGACTATAAAAAAAGTAGCTCGCAGAAACTATCGCAAAAGAATCGTTTTACTAAATGAGATTCTAGCAGACAAATCTTGTGTTCATTGCGGTGAAAGTGAAACTATTTGTCTAAAATTTTACCCCCATGATTCTGAAATTCGTAAACTTACAAAAAGAGTAGGCACGAATAACGAAAGTAGAAAAGAAATATTTCATTTAATAAGTGAATCAAAAATTTTATGTTCAAACTGTTCTATCAAAGTTGATAATGACTTAATTGAATTTATTTAGACTTTTTACCAGTTTGTTTTGTAGTCTCTAACCACAGATGTCCATCGTGTTCCATACTCATCTATCTCATCTTCAAAAGGATCATCAACACCATTTACTATGAATCCAAATGGAGCCATATCCTGTTCTAACATATCTTGTTGTTCTTTCATCATAGTCATTCGTATATCGTTGTCGGTTAACTCTTTGAAATAAGTTTGGTCTGTCGCCCACCCAAACATAAACATACATGCAACTAAATCATCGTTACACCCATCATCAGCAGCGTATGACGCACCTTTGATAATAAAAGTAGATAGTTCATTTACACAGTCATAATCTTCTATTATAAGTTTACTATCCTCAATTAATTGCTTGAGATTTGAACAACCAATCTTTTTTACAGCTTTAGTTGTTCTTACTCCCAATTGCGCTCTACCACCAGAGAAGCCTGCTCCAAGGACTTGGCCTGCACGGCCACGCATGGAAGCCATAACTAGGTTCTCATACTCCAAATCAAACTGTAAAGTGTTTGCAACCTGTTCACCGATATCATTTACTTCAACCATGACATACGCATTGTTGTATGCCTTTGCAACCTCATGTATTTTAGTCGGGAAGAGTAACGGTTTTATCTCGTTGTCTCTGAATTTTGCAACAACTTTATATGGTATTTCTGTAACATCAAATACTAGAAATGCTGAGTAATCATTTGCGGTCCCTCTGGAAACATCAGCAGTCAACATATAGGTGCGGTCTTTTTCTGGTCGAACATGAACATCTATTCCAGCGTGTGAATGTATGGGCGTTCTGTAAGTCAACTGTTTTAGTTTCACTGGACTTACCAAAGTATCAATAGAGCCTAAAAACTCACACTCAAACTCTGAATTAAATTGTGACTCAGAGGTATTTCGTATTGTTTCTTTTTTCCATGCCTCATCTCTGCCTGGCACCTCACTCCAATGAACATCAATCGGGATGTAATCATTTCTTTTTTCTTGTGCGTCCACCCATATCTTATAGAACATATTCATACCGTGTGGTGTGGACACTATAATAACTTTAGTATTTTGACCAGAGGTAATTGTCGGGTAAACAGAAGCAAAGAACTGCTCTGCGACATTGGATGGAACAAACGCAAACTCGTCCAAAAATATAATATTATATGAACCTCCTCGAATAGCACTTGAGGATGTGGCTGCTGCAATAATTTTACTGCCGTTCTCTAACTCTATGTTACCTTTGTTCCAAGCTATGATACCTTGTTGCATCCACTTAGGGAGGTTTTCATATGCAAGTTGCAACCTACTTAAAATATCTCTCGCAGTTGACGATTTGTTTGCAAGAACAGCAATGTTTACATTTTGGTTGAACAATGCATAGTGCAGAAGGTAACTGATGATGGTAGTTGATTTCCCAGACTGTCTAGGTAATTTAAAAATAGAAAACCTGTTGTCGTGCATAGTGGAAACCATACCCCTCTGAAAGCCATACATTTCAAACGGAACAAGTCCCTTATCTAGTGAGACTATTTGCACATAATTTTCTATAAAATAAAGAGGGTCTTCAGCACACTTATGATATTCTTTGATATCATCTTTTGTGAACTCAACAGGAGTATTTGTTTTCTTTAAGTTTGGATTGCCAAGATATTGATTTTGATCAGCCATGTTATTTCTCTTTTAACATTTTTTGCAACTCAGCAGTACTCCCTACAAATAAAGCATTAGTAACATTTTTAGGTGCGTTGTTTGGAACCTCTTTGAGTTTTTTCATTTTCTCTTGAAGGTCACCAAGTTTTTCAGTGACTTCAGCCACTTGTTTAATAAGGTTCCCTGCGACTTCGTATGCTCGTGGATGGTCCGATTCTTTGGCGAGCTCCAAAATGCCTTCCACTGCATCCGTTCCTCTTTCGACCAGATTGTAGAAGTTTTGTCGTTGGTATTCATAGTCTTTCTCCGCATCATTTAAATCACCATAATCTTGGTGACTAGTAATCTCACTTTTAGATTTTTCTGTCGGACACTGGCCAGAGTTAACTAAATCTTGAGCAGGGGTCTTAAATGGATATTGCGTTTTAGATTTAAATCCCTCTTCTACTTTATAAATTTTAGTTCCATCTCCATCATACTCCCACTCTCTTTTTTCGGGGTCAGGATTAATTCCTAAGGCTTCATCAATAGTTTTATCAGACATATTTAATTTTCATCCTCTTCATCCTGTCCAGTTACAGGATTGAAGTTTTTGGCATCTTCAAAGAACGATGTCGTCTCATTGAAACCAAAATCATCATCAGCGTCTGCACTGAATGGTTTAGGTGTGACGGTGTACCTTTGTTCTCTTTTGGGAGATTGATCAGGTAAATCGGTGTATTGATCAACTTGAGCAGTCTTAATGACGTTACTGGAAGTAACAGGGCCATACAAGTAGAATTTACATGTAAAGTTCATGGTATATATTAATGCTCTTCGTTGTTCAAACTCACCCTCATAGTTGTCCTCGTATGATATGCTATTCAAAACTATAGGAACATCTCTTTTGATTCCCATGTCAGCCATATCGTTAATTGTAATGGTGTAGTCTGGTTGAAAGAATGGTAAAATCTGCTCAACAATCTGCAATGCATCGTCAGACTGTTTTGCTAGGACGTATAAAACAATCTCTAAATTATAAGGGACAGGCATGAATTGAGTATCTAATTTTCTGCTCGTATCACCTTTAATTTTTTTAAACTTCTGAACACGACTTAATTTTCTAGATGGGTCATACGATAAGTTTTGAATCTCAAAACCAATTCTAGGAAGTGTTATCGCAACCTTACTTGATAAATCAGCATCAGACCGAAGTCTCACTAGAAATTTTTCTCTAGGACCATACGCAAGAGGAACTTTCATAGACTGTGCAACATTACCAGAGCCGTCTTTCCTAACTAAACTAATATTATTAAATGTTGTGCCAAACCCTACTATTATTTTTCGGATTGTTTCATGGTAAAATTGTTGTCCTAACATTATAAATTATCCTCCTACGTCACCAAATGGATTATTTTCTGAGAAGTCTAATACAGATTCCGAAGCCGTCGCCCCAAATGTTCCATCTTCATCTTCAAACAATTCATTCTGTGCCATTGTATCTACGTTTCCATCACTAGTGGTGCTTCCATCACCTATTATATATGTCTCTTGTATCAAGAACTCTCCTGTTTCTGCAAGAAGGACACCAGCAGAGGTGGTCATGTCACTTGTTTCTAATGCCACGATATCATCACCATCAGTATTGTAAATGAGTCTACCAAACTCATTTTCTAGGTTCAGTGCGTCAATTGTTGCAGTTTCCATCTCCAGAGTAAATTGAGTTGTCATAGTGTCAGTTGATAAATTGTCTTCAATCACATCAATCGCACTGATATCAGTATCAAGAACTTCAGAGCTATATTCAAATAACCGACAACGCAGTTTGAAAACTGGATTATTGTCTAACTGAAAATATGGTTCATCGTG